GCACTAGCCAAGAAATTAATCTCTGTTACACTACTTCTTTTAACGTATGGCATAGTTAATTACTCCTTTCATTAGGCCCATGGATTATATCCGCCCGCAGCGGGCTTTCCGCGGTCGTTAGCTTGCTTTGCAAAACCTTCTGCTGCACTTCCTGATCCACCCTTACCGCCTCCACCGCCTGGAGGGTTACCTTTTAGCCGCTCATTTACGCCAGTTTCAACAGCCTCACGAAACGCCTTCTCTACTGCATCAAGGCTTTTGTTAGTGCTGTCTGCATCGTTGTAAACAAGTACCTCCGCTAAAGACAACGGTAACTTCTTCTCACTCAGTTGTTCCAATGCTGTCGCTCTCAGTTCACGGCGAGTGATCTCGTTCTCACGATCAGTCAGAGCCTGTTCACGCTTCTGGCGTTCATGCTCGGCTTTCTGCTCGGCATTCATCTTAGCCAACTTCTCTGCTTCAGTCTTAGCCTCGTCCAGTTTGGTCTGCATGTCCTTTTCCCATTTGGACTTTTCCTTGCCAAGACGTTCCGAAATGAGTCGATTTACATCATCCTGGCTGAAGGATTTATCATCCCCGCCTGTACCTTTATCATCTTCGCTAGCACCCCCAGCAGCGCCGCCTTGTTCTCCAGCACCCTCACCGCTACCATCGCCATCGGCAAAGAGCTGCAGGTTAAGAGGGAAACGATATTTGTTGATATTCATTGCGTATCCTCCCGTTTAACGCCCGTCGGCTATTTGTCCATGACAGCTTTTAATGTCCTCCGCACGTTCTGGACCAAAAATAGACCGCCATCAGGCAGCCAGCACATATTGCTTATACCAATCCTCATATTTCACATTTGCTGGAACCAGCATCGTTTTACCCGTTTGTGGATCTCGAGCACGCCGCTGCATCCCTGCAATCGCATCTTCACCAAACCAACCTCGGGTCGTGCTACGACACCATGGGTGTAAAGGCGGCATGTTCTTGCCCGGCTGAGCTTCAGACACGTTGTATATCTTCAGATCATGCTCCCGGCACACTTTAGACGTCTTGCTATCCAGCGTCGCCATGAACTGATACTGATCCACGCCAGCCTCTTTATACGCTGCCATCTCACCTGCATTGGACATGTATGTGGTTTCGGTACGTATAAGCCTGGACGCAACAAAAAGGCCAGTCTGCATGATCTCAGCCAGCTTCTGCGCCATCTTGGCCGATCCTATACCACTCATGAACCCTGATGTGACCACATCTGATAGTTGATCAGCCAAGTAGTCTGTATTAGACCATACTCGGCTGCTGAAGTGTTCTCCACTCCATGGATTGAGTAGGATTGCTTCGATATCACCTACTGGAATGCGTGCAAAGTTGAACCCGAGTCCTATTCCTTGCTGTATATCGAAGATAGAACGGTAATAACTCTTGCGAATCGCCTTCAAATATCCGTTACGACTGGCCTTCAGCTCCACATCAGCGATGAGTTTGCTCTGCAACACAATCTGTTCCTTCAATGCTTGCAAGCGTGATATCCTTGCTCGATAAGCCGGTGCATTCATACGAGCCAGCAAAAAGCGTTTGACTCGTTCATCTTCCACTCGCGGGTACCACTTCTTAGCCAATTGCATCATGGGGTTAGGTATCTTCTGATTTAGGAACCGTCGCGCCCGTTTCGGGTCCATGTCCTTACTGAACGTTTTGAATATCTTGTCAATCTCCATCTGGATATCTTCCTGAGCCATTTGATAGGCTCTAGTCACTGTCCGAATGGTTGTGTCAGCATCACGGTGGTACTCAACCATGCGCTGTTGCGCCCGCCGATCCCAATAAGCATTACTGCGTAGCTTCATTGTCTGTCACCGGCTTCTCGTCCATCGGCATCCCAAACGCTTCTTGCTGATCCTTCATTGCTTGAGCCTTCTCAGCCATCACTTTCTTGTTTTCCTCAACCGGGTCTTTGATAAAGGACAACTGACTGATTAATGTTTCGTTGCTCACATGACCGCTCAGTTGCGTTATAAGCAGTGCCGTGTCCGTATCGTTGCTTGGAACACTTCGAGTAAGAGTAATCTCTACATCATTAAGGCCGACATCTTGAGCTTTAATCTGAAGGATAGCGGCAAATAACTTCAAACGCTCTCTCAAAGCCTGTATGAAGTATCGTTCCTTGGTTTCACATAGCTTCTCAAGTCCAAACAACTTATACTTCATGGCCTCTCCACTGACATTGCCAGCAAACTTTTCGTCCGTCAGGTTCGGCACCATGGAAAACTCATGGATATCGGACTTGATTGCATTACGAAGCACCTCAGTATCGGCCTCATTTAGCGTCTTGGTCAACCAGCTTGCATCTGCCCCCCTATCCGCAGGCAACTCCAGCACCTTGTACTTCTTCAGCATGCGTATAGTACGGCCTGCGTCCGCCTCAGTATCGCCTAAACTCGCCCCTACAAGCTTCAGGATTGAGTCAACAAACTGTTCCTTGTCATTCACCCGGTCGCTGCCCAATGTGTTGTAAGCATCAATCAAGGTTAGCTGCTGTTCGAAGTCTCCCTGCTGTTCCTCATTGTTCCAAAACTCAACAATCGGCACCGATTTGTAATAGTGGTCTGTAATCTCTTTTTGCTCAAAATCTACGCCACCGATATCCTTGATCTCGTAGCGAGTCATTTTAGATGCTGTGTACACATTCACATACCAACCAACTGCCTTGTTCTCCATATCGCGTTTTTCGTAGTAGTGCACACCAAATAAGCTGCGATATTCCACGGAATCGTCCACTACCAGGAATATCTGGCGCGGGTCAATGCAGGTCACTTTCGGAATCGGAGGATTATCACTGCTCATGTAATGCAATTCAAGCGCAATCCCAAACATAGATAAATCCTTCACCATCTCAGCATCATGACTCGCCACGTCAGCGGCTTTATATGCGTCTGTGATAGGCTCTATCTTTGGTCCCGAGTATTTGACTGGGTTTCCGCCAAAATAGCCTGAGGCAACGTCTGTGATGTATTTAGCGTGATTGTGAACAAGCCTGTTATTGGGCAAACCCTTATCTTCTCCACCCATATCACGCTTTAGAATCTCATGCTCGCCTCTGTAGTAGTCTTCGAGTTTCTTGATTCGCTCTAAACCGTCGCGATGCTCCTTAATACAAGACTGCAGCAGTTTGGCGTCTACGCTATCCCAATTGTCCTGTAGATCGCGGCTGCGTATAATCGCCATCTTTATCTCACCCCCAGTTTAGCTTTGTTTCCGACGGTAGCCAGGTAACCTTTCATATCTGCCACCTCGTAGTCATCCAAGGCATACCAAATAGCCGAGAACGTATGAGGGTCAATGTTGAATTCATCTTCAATGATATCCCCATTCTTATCCACGGCATAGGTTAAATCTTCTAGCTCAGATTTTACGTTCACGCAGTTCGATGAACAGACAATTTTCTTGAACCGCTTGACCTTCTTCGTATACTGCAATCTGGACCCAGCAAACTTCTTCGCAGGTTGCATGTTGAATCCCATCTGGCGGTAATAAGCAATAGTCTTCGGCTCAGCACTATCTGCCCGGATCAGCTCCCTTGACTCCTTGAACTCCATAATCTCAGCTGCAGTCCTGTCATCCGTCATTTTGTTCTTGTAATACTCCCAATGGATATACAGTATCTTCTCGTTGTGGTCTACTGTCAGACGCACCAAGGCGTTGTATGAGTCCTCAAAACCAAAGTCCATACCATTGCGCTTGACTGGTGATTTTATCGCCTCTATCGCCGCCATAACCTCGTCATGAGGGGCAACAACGAACTGTGGCAATACCCTCTTCCCGTTAACGCCAAAACGCCCACGCCGCGCAATACGGTGTAGGTCGGGGTCATGTATCTTCAGTTCCTCCAGCTGCTCAATGTAACTGTCAGGCAAAAACAGATTGTCATCAGCCACCGAATGATGATAATACGTATCCTTGACTACTATTACTCGGTCGCGATACAGGTCCATATCATCCAGTACGTGGACATTGTTCTTTGCATCCTTGAAGAAGTATTTATAACACCAATTCGCTGTGCTGACCGGGTTGGTACTCAAAATCATATGCAACTTCAATGTCGGATGCCGCAAACGACCGATAAGTTCTTTGAAACCTGCATACTTCACCTCGCTGCACTCTTCTATCCAGATGATCGACACGTTATGAATCGACTTCAGCTTTTCTGGTTTATCCATACCCTTGAATATGATACGGCTGCCGTTTGGGAACCTGATCTGCATAGGAGAGCTAACAAGTTTAACCTTGCCCTCTAAGCCTAGATCGACGATGATCTCAGCCAACAGGGCATACGTGGAATCCCTGAGCGTGTCGTATACTTCCCTGACTACTAAAGCTGTCCTACGTTCCTCCAGGAGCTTCAATATCAGTTTTAGGCCAACGTGATAACTCTTAGACGATCCGTATCCACCAACAAGGAAATAAAACTTGTGCTGCCAGTCAAAAATGAAGTCTTCGAAATGGGGATTCACTTCCTTGACGGTCATGATCGCTCACCCTTTCGAACAATGTGGATCTCAATCGGTTTATCATCGTCACCAGCAACCTTCTGGTCAAGCAATGCAACCTCACCTTTGAGCTTTTTAATACGAAGCTGCTGTTCTTCATCTGCTGATCCCTGACGACACATATCCTCATATTGCTTAATAAGGCTCTGTAACGTAGACATAGCCCGACTCTGAGCGTTTAGGAAGGTAGCTTGCCTGTCCCATGCAAACTGGAATTCCCATTCCTTCTCATCGCCAAACATGCCCGGCTTTTCTTTCTTGAGAACCTTAGTCAGATCGTCTTTGTCTTCAACATGCATGATCTGCTGTGCCCGGATAATCGCTGTGTATTGAATCATAATCTGATCCCACAACATATCCAGCGGCGAACGATACTCGATCTGTTCCATGATTTCAATCGTGTCGGCAGGGAAGTATTTACGGAAGAATCCATGGGTCACAGCCTTGTCATTGCCATATGGGCCACCATTGCCACCCTTATTACCCTTGGCGTTCTTGTTGCCCTTAGGCGCTCCGTGTCCTGCTGCATTGCGATTACCCTTCATGGACTCACTTCTTGCACCCTGCGTCTTTTTGGATGCGTCTTTAGGTGCATCGGATGCATCTTTGCTCCAACCTTGCCTCTGCTTGCGACTTTTGATGGTTGGATATTTCACGTTATGTTTGTTCGCTAAATCTTGCAGCGAGATGTCAGTAGTTTCATATTCTTCTCTTATTACCGCCCAATCCATGACTGCATATCACCACCTCCGGCATTGTTTATGTTGGTTTTGCTATATTTTATCTGGAGGTTTACCTACTGGCTCTTTTACCTCACAATCAATAAATACCATCTCACCGTGAAACGGCTCCAGATAACCAGGTCTCATATAGTCACCAAACCTACCCATCAGATCCCATATCTGAAAACGAGAATATCCCTCTTCATCGACATTATCAAACGTGAATTCCTCTTCAACTCCCCGCGCTCTAAGACGTTCATTCATTAAGGCATACTGCTTATTGATGATATCCCAACCGGTTTGAGTTAGTTTAACTTTTACCTGTGCATTAAAGTGAGTTACAGCATCCACAGCTTCAACCTCCCTTATACTGGATCACAAGCAATCCTCTTCACCGTGTACCTTACTTCACCGTCACCCCTCGGCTTTTCAGGTTTAGATTACGGTTGATCCAACTTTACTTTGAACATCTTCTGTATTTCATCCTTGTACATAGACACTCTGACTGTTTTCTCTCCGTTGTAAATCGGAACTATTATATTTTCTCTCATAATCGGTAACGCAATTGGTTTAGTGGATATCGGGATCATCTTCTGTATGATTTCCACCCCCTATTGATTTGTTATACTCACTGCTGGACTCGAACCAGCGACCAAGCGCATATAAGACGCCTACTCTTACCATCTGAGTTAAGTGAGCATAAAAAAAGAGCAACGGCGTTTAACCGTCACTCTTTCGTTATGATGTGGGCAGGGCATTTCACCACTGCACGGTGTTATTCAGATTATTACCACCACCCGAACGCGGCTCAATTAGATAACCGCCAAAGGAGAGGGGCGAGTCTATACTTCCTCCACCACATCATGTATGAATTTTACCCCTCATGACCTATACCACGCAACTCAGCGTAATCATCAACGGTCATGACAAGCTTATCCGTATTTCTATGCCGCCCGGACGGTCACTCTCTTAATTCTATTTCATGATTTCATCTATACTAAGACCTGTTAATATTTTGTACATGTTTTGAAGACGATTCTTCGTTTGACTCAATTCTATAACATTCAAATTAGGCGCAATTGAATTCGCTTTTTCAATAGCTTTGTTCAACTCATGGTACTCACATCGAATGTTTTCCACCAGATGCCTAAGGTCGCCTAATTCTACCGATACAATCTTATCGCCCGGCTCATTCAAATTTTCGATTAATACTTGTTTAATTCCGTACACTTCATCACCCCTAAAGGTAATTATACAAGATGTTTCGATTGAGGTCTTGATAGGAATCGAACCTATCTACTCCAAAAGACCATATTATAATAGCGGTGATCTTACCCGCCGACCCCGCTTCCAAACCACCGCGACTAGCGCTCCATTACCCCTGTGTTCAAAGCGAATACCTTTTAGTGTGGACGAGTCCTGCTTAGTTCGGATGAGCAGGGACACCCGGGCAATATACCCTATGTCCCTACTTTAAATCCAAACCACAGACCCCGTGCCGACCCACTACAGACGTGGTACAGACGCGTAAATCATTCTATCATCCCGATCAGTTTTAACGTTTCTGCAACGGATTCTACTCCACGAACAATTCTCCTGTCAACTGACCTATCCGTGATATTGTGAAACTTATTTACAGTTCCCCACCGGGGCAATCCACGTATGAAGCGGTAGTGCATCACTTTTTTTACGCCATCATCCATAATTAAATTAACTGCCATTTCTACCGCATCTGCTTTCTGTTGATACTCTGTTTTTACCTGTTGCTCTTTCGTTGTCAGGTTCTGACGTTCACTCAGGGCTTCAGCAGTTTTCCGCATCCGAATATATCGGTTCAGCATGCTTCTGGCAGACTCATAATCCGACTTTGTGGCTTTAGGAAATAACTCCATCTGACTGATCGCCCCCATTGTTTGCACTCCTCTACATATAATCAAATATTGTAGTCTGTCCTTCTTTTACAAAATTCTCTGCATCTATAATCAATCCGTCATCTAACCACTGCTTAGGTGCTTCCGTTTGGTAATGGTGCCATATAGGATCGCCAGCCCTTGAATGATTTGGGTTTTTCTGCTCCGCCAACTCTGTCCAAACCCATTTTGTCTTGGCTGTCACTTTTATTTCATGCATACAGCCACTCCTTACACCGATACAGGCGCTTTGATAGCTGGGTGATGTTTGTACCCGATAAACTTAAAGTCCTCGTATACGTAATCGTCGATGCTCTCAGGCTTACGTTTGATGTGCAATTGAGGTAGTGGATACGGTTCGCGTGTCAGTTGCTCTTTGACCTGATCCATATGATCGTTGTAAATGTGTACATCTCCACCGGACCAGATGAATTCTCCTACTTCCAAATCACACTGTTGAGCGATCATATGTGTCAGTAATGCATAGCTGGCAATATTGAACGGTAATCCGAGGAATGTATCGACTGAGCGCATTGTCAGCATGCATGATAACTTTCCTTCTGCCACGTAAAATTGAAACGCAAAATGACAAGGCGGCAATTTCATGTTGTTGATCTCGGCCACATTCCAAGCACTCACCAGATGACGTCTTGAGTCCGGATTGTTTTTTATAGAATCAATAACCTGTTTAATTTGATCTATTTTCTCACCGGTTGGTGATTCCCATGTTCGCCACTGAGAGCCGTACACCGGGCCAAGATCACCGTTCTCATCGGCCCAATCATCCCAGATCTTCACACCGTTTTCCTTCAGATAAGCGATATTCGTATCACCGCTCAAAAACCACAGCAGCTCATGTGCAACCGACTTCAGATGTATTCGCTTCGTTGTTATTAGAGGGAATCCTTCGGACAAATCCCATCTCAGCTGCCGTCCAAACACTGATACCGTTCCTGTGCCGGTTCGATCGTTCTTATGTTTTCCGTTGGTTAATATGTCTTGCAGTAGTTCTAGATAGTTTTTCATTCTTCATCGTCCTCTCTGAAGTAAGATCGAATTTCTAAGTACAAGCAATAAGGCCAACATAGAGATATAAACAAGAACAATGCGATCACTACATTTCTGGGCGTTTTCAATATCCGAGTAACATCATCCCAGCTATTTATTAATTCATTACGAGAGCGGTAATCCTCTTCATCCTCAATTTCTGTATCATCAAGTTCTTTGCTTAAACTATGCATCTGCCAAATGATATAAGCTGCGTAAATTGTACCGATGCAAAAATATAGAGCAAATGCATTAGCTATGGTCATCCTTTTTCATCAACCTTTCTGCGTATCGGATTAAGATGCACACCCTTCACAGGCAATGTAGTTGTCGCCTACCTTTTTACTAATGGCGATGACCTTGCCTAGCTTAATATCTGATTCATCTGTAAACTCCAGATCTGCAATACGTGCAACGATCAGTGCAGCAGCTTCTTCTTGGCTTGGTGCCTCTTGGCTAAACTCAGATGTTTGACCGCTGGACAACACTTCATATTCGAATGTGTATCTCATCATTTTGTATCCTCCTTTAAAATTGATTCTTTAACCTTCAAAAGTCTGTCAATTCGGAAATATGATCTTGTGGGCTGCCAAGGTAATTTTTCTTGATCATAATCAGGCCAATCAACCAAAGCCCTATCTCCTCTTTTGGATATTTCCAAAACGATACCAATTCCATATGTCTTCATTCTAGGGTCCATATGTTTGACTCTGTCTCCTTGCTTCAAGTCCTCTTCTGTTTTATCTGTGTCGAAATGTCCTTGATTAATCAACGCTTCAACCATTGTTTTCATATCTTGCTTTCCTTTTTCGTATCTATCATCTGAGCTATCATCATAGGCTGTTGTCATCCACAGTAGTAATTTGTCTGCATTAATTGTTTTCATGGTGTATCCTCCTTAGGTATAGACTCCCTACCCTCTACAATTTTTCGATTGATGCGATAACCGTCTTAACCAGATACTTTCTGCCAGCATAATGGAGCGTATGCTTGGTATCCCTTCTCAACAGATCCATTACATGATCAGGCAAAATTTCCTGAGCTGGATTATTGTCGGCGTCATATCTTCCACTCTCAATTGCATCCAATACATCGGCGTGTACCTGTCTTGGCACATCCTCGTTTGCCAAGTCATACAGAAGCTTATCTGCATCGATCAGTTTCATGCTTCATCCCTACCCTCTAGTAAGTGTGACCCTGCCTGTGCTTCTTCCTCCCCAGGTAGGCCAACTTTTGCCCAGTATCCGTATATTTGTTTGCGAGACCATGCAATGTGTTTGTCTAACAGCATATCTTCAATTTCTTTGGGAGTTTTGCCTATAAACTCTTCGTCAGGTATATCAATTACCTCATACTTTTTATCCAACGCCGCTACAAACTCATATTGTGCCATTTATGTTTCCTCCCCAGGTAGGTTGATACGATCGTTTTCTTTGTGTGCTGCTTCCCATGTGCTCTTACATGCTGGGCACTCTTCGCCGTCCATGTACATTCCGCAGTGGTCGTCAAACTGTGATGTGCATATCCCTTGACACATTTTCATTCTGTATCCGCTCCTTCCCCACCCATATGAAATGCCTTGGCTTCATCCCGGGCTTTTCTGGCTCTCTCATGGGCTTCCTCACGTGTATCGTACTCTGCTATTCCTGATTCGGTTGATCTGTCGGATATTACAAGGAATTTTCCATCGACTTGTATCTGAGGACAATACTTTATGACTAATCGTTTGTTGCGATAGAATCCTTGTTCCATTGCTCTGATCTTGTCGCCAATCACATGTTTACTCATTGTTCCGCTCCTTCCTTGGGAGCCAACCCACGATCAGCATTCACATTTCCGACCACCATGACCCCTTCTGCCCAGCAGTATGATCCATCAAATTCAATCAGTTCCGATGCCCAAAGGTATCCGTCTGGTAAAGAATCAGCGACAAACATGAATCCGCTGCCCTCGTACTTCACTTCACAAGTGTGTCCTTCGCCCTCATACTCAAATTGCACAACGTCACCTTGGAATACCTCAACTGGATCATCAGAGTCGTCATGAAATCCTGCGTAAAACATTAGTTCGAAATCACTTAACCGTAGGCGGTGAAATCCTCGTCCGTCCATTTCCAAGTAAACACCAACTACCTTCGTTTCAAAGTTGATGCTTTCCACTTTCTCCGGCTGGATCATCACGCCTAACGGTTTGTACCATGCACGCGGTGCTTTTATATTCATCTTGTATATCCTCCTATTTGGGGAGACCGACCAAAATATCTTGATACGGCCCCCGTTTCACTGGGTTTATTCGGTCGTTGTCGATGGCCTCCGGCCTTAAATCACCATATTGGCGGTTCTCAATTCTTTCTCCACGGCTTTCCTCAGTTTGATTTCCTTCTCAGCAACGCGAGTGAGTGAACGAATCATAGAGTTCTTTAATACCTGTTCGTCCTCCGTTAAATCCTGTCTTTTCGGACGTTTAACACAAGTCACAAACGGATGATACTCATGGTCAACGTAAACTCCGATATGGTCAGGTATCTCAAGCATTACTTGCTCATACAGTTCTTTCGGCATTACGTAATAATTGAAATTGCCACAGAATGTGTTATGAGCCTTGCTTCGAAAATCTGCTTTGCTCACTTTGATCTCATAACAGCGCCACACACCTTTTGTGTCATACGTAAGGTAGTCAACACGTTCTTTGCCATACCAGCCGATCGTAACCTCTAAGCAACCGAATACCCCTTGCTTCTTCGTTGCCATTTCAATAGCACGCTCAAGCCGGTTAGTTGCATCCGTTTTAGCCAATGTCTATCCCTCCTATATGTCCAGTACAGCCAATAGAGCTGCCTAAACTCCAAAGCACGCTTGCAAAATTTGATGATGCTTCGCACTCTCTTGCCGATAGTGATCCGTGTCACGTCCCTTTTCCGTCAGTACGTACGCCCAGTATGGTGGGTAGAACTCATCTTCACACAAGTTAGGGAAGCACTTTAGTTCTACCCACCCTTTATCGCGAAGCACATGTACAAGCTTTCTCGCTTTATATTTACTGATCTTATGCATATGAGATAGATAATCTATGTTTCTAGCGCCGCCTGTCGGGTCCATGATTGTCATAGCTGATTGCACAAAACTGGCATACACTTCTTCTTCCGTGACTTCTGCTGTTTGTGTCATCTATATATCACCTCTCAGGCGGATCATTTCTTCTTTGTAGCGCTTTTTGATGAATTGGTCATGTCCGGCAGTACGAACGTTATTGTGGCGACCAGGCAAGTATTCTGGCCCCGCATGATCGATGGACATCATAGGCTTAGCCCACCATGATGTTGATGAGCGCCCCTTCCCATCAGTAAACTTTGATACATATCCGC